GCCCATGAAAAAGCCTTAAATATCGCCTTAAACAAGATAAGCGGTGAATGGGATTTACCGTTATTGAAGGATTTATTGTTAGAGATTGATACCGGAGAGATTGATACCGAGATAACCGGAGTTGATATGGCTGAGATTGAAGAATTGATGACACAGTTTAGTCCGGTTGGGATAGACGAACAACCGAGATTAGACGAAAAAAAGAAAGTGGTTTGTCCGAACTGTGGGCACGAATTTACGCCTTGATTGGTGCAGTTATCAAGCCGCTAAGTATGCGGTTGAGAATTGGCATTATTCGCGAACGATGACCAAGAGTCGTAATAATAATATTGGCGTTTGGGAAGATGGACAATTTATCGGAGCAGTTATATTTGGTTATTCAATAAGTCCGCAAATTGGCAAGGCGTTTGGTTTAGAGCAAACGCAACTTACAGAGTTAAAACGGGTTGCGCTTCGTAGCCATATAACTCCGGTCAGTAGAATTATTTCAATAAGTCTAATGATGCTAAAGAAGAAAAATCCAGGTTTGCGGTTAGTTGTCTCATTTGCAGATTCAGAACAAGGGCATAATGGCGGTATTTATCAAGCTGGGAATTGGATTTATATCGGTTCGTCGCAGGTTGAGCAAAGATTCATTGGCGGTAAGTGGCGCAACGACGTTCCGGCTAACAGAATGAAATTGGCGAACGTAATCAAGCGATTAGCACCTCCGAAATATAAATATCTTTATCCGCTAGATGATGAAATGCGTAAGCAGATTGAACCATTAAGAAAACCTTATCCAAAACGCGGGCGAGGCGAAACAGATAGCGCGCCTCAATCCAATGAGGAAACTGGCGGTGCAAGTCCGACCCGTCCGCTCTCTATTAAGGCAGATTAGATATTTATATGGGAGTCAAGTTCACCAACCAGCAGATTATAGATGCAGTCAATTCCGTGAATGGGATGGTGTATTTAGCTGCTCGAAAATTAGGTTGTAATCCGCAAACTATTTATAACCGAATGGCGAAGTCAACGGCTATTCGTGAAGCGGTGGACAATGCGCGTGGTGAATTGATAGACATATCGGAGCAGAAGTTACGCGCGGCGGTAATGAACGGCGAACCCTGGGCGGTGGCTATGGTGCTGAAAACGCTCGGCAAGCATCGCGGCTACGTTGAGCGGCAGGAAGTGACGGGGGCGGATGGGGGCGCTGTGATCGTGAAGTGGGATGATGAAAACAACGATTGACGCGCAACCGCATCCAGGGCAACTCGAAGTCCACAACAGCGATGCACGTTTCAAGGTGCTATCGGCAGGCAGGCGATGGGGCAAGACGCGGCTGGGGGTCAATGAGTGTCTGGACGCGGCGAGCAAAGGCGGGCGCGCGTGGTGGGTGTCACCGAGTTATAAGACAAGCGAGGTTGGATGGCGACCATTGCGGCAAATTGCCCGCAAAATCCCGAATGCAGAGGTTAGGCTGGTAGACAGGATGGTTACGCTTCCAGGCGGCGGTTTTGTGGCAGTTAGATCGGCTGACAATCCCGACTCATTGCGCGGTGAGGGGCTAGACTTCGTGGTGATGGACGAGTGCGCGTTCATGCGGAAAGAGGCATGGGCGGAGGCAATCCGCCCGGCGTTATCAGACCGGCTTGGCAAGGCATTATTTATCAGTACACCGAAAGGTCGCAACTGGTTTTGGGAAAACTATCAGCGTGGCATCAATGGCGAGGAGGGCTGGCAATCGTGGACGTTCCCGACTTCATCGAATCCGTACATTTCGGCGAGCGAAGTTGAAGCGGCACGGCGGGATCTGCCTGAGATCATCTTCCGGCAAGAATACCTGGCGGAGTTTGTGGATGATCAAGGCGGCGTCTTCCGTCGTGTGCAAGAGGCGGCTATTCTGGACCCGCAAGAGCCTGAGAAGGGCAAGCAATACGTGGCTGGCGTGGATGTGGCGGCGAGTGTGGATTATACGGTCGTGAGCGTGCTGGATGCAGAATCGAAAGAGATGGTCTACCTCGACCGCTTCAACCGTGTGGATTATCCGGTGCTGATTGACAGGTTGGAATCGGTCTACCACCGCTATAATCTGACTTCGATGGTCGTGGAATCCAACTCGATAGGCAGACCGGTGATTGACGAACTGGTGACGCGGGGCTTGAATATCGTGCCATTTACAACGACTTCAGCGACAAAGCAGGCAATTATTCAAAACCTGCAATCAGCCTTTGAAAATGGGCTGATTCGTGTGTTGAATGATCCGGTGCTGGTGGGTGAACTGCTGTCATTTGAGAGCAAGCGCAACGCAAGCGGGTCATTCAGTTACAGCGCGCCTAATGGAATGCACGACGACTGTGTGATGAGTTTGGCTATTGCGTGGAGTGGAATGCAGGAACGCGTGCAAGTTATCAAGAATCCATTTTATGAGTATTAAAAGCGAGGCGTTATGGGTGTAATGGACAATTTCAGAAACTGGCTGCTTGAGCCGCTGTTAGGGCGCGAGGCTGTGCAACGTGCAAGCGAGGCAACTGTGAAACGCGATTATCGGCGCGGGCAGCACAAAGCGCCGATCAAGACCGCCGATGACGCTATCGTTGTCAACTTCATCGGCTTGCTGGTTGACCGCTCGGTTGCGATGTTGTTCGGCAAAGAGCCGCAATTCGATTTACCAGGTGAATCAGACGCGCCAGTCCAGCAATACATTGACGAGGTATGGAGTGCCAACCGCAAGATGCAATTGCTGAAACGCGCGGCGGTCTATGGGGCTGAAACTGGCACGTGCTACGTCAAGATACTACCAGATGGCGCGGTGAATAGAGACGGCAAACTCATCCCGCGATTGGTTGTGTTAGATCCTGCAACCGTCACGATGGACGCGCTGCCGGAAGACATTGACATGATTATCCGGTACACGATCGCTTACACGATCACCGACCCTGTGACCGGCAAGGATAAGACCATCAAACAGGTCACGGAGCACGATGCAGAAACAGGCTATTGGACTATCACCGACTCTGTGAGCGTGAACGGCAACAAGTTTGAAGTCACGAATCAGCAGGTGTGGGAGTACGACTTTGCGCCGATTGTTCACTGGCACAACCTTCCGGATGTGGGGAGCGTTTACGGGCGACCGGACATAACCGCCGACCTGATTGACTTGCAGGACAAGATCAACTTTGTATCATCGAACACCGCGAAGATCATCAAGTATCACGCTTACCCGAAGACTTGGGCACGCGGGTTCCAGAACTCCGGCAAGATAGCGTGGGGTGTGGACGAGATGGTCACAACCGCCGACCCGAACGCGCTTATTCAGAACCTCGAAATGCAGAGCGACCTATCCAGTTCGTTGGCATTTATCCGCTATTTGAGACAGGCATTGTTCGACGTGGGCAGAACGGTTGACATTGAATCTATGGCGGACAAATTAGGCAATTTAACGAACTTTGGCTTGCGCGTGCTATATCAGGACGCACTGAGCAAACTGGAAGAGAAACGCGGGCTTTATGGTGAAGCGATAGTCGAGATCAACCACCGCTTGTTGGCGTTGGCAGGCGCGCCTGATACCGATGGCGGCAAAGTGGTTTGGCGGGACATTATGCCAGAGAACGATAACGAAATTGCTCAAGCGGTCAAGACCGACCTTGAACTCGGACTGGTTAGCAAGCAGACGGCAAGCGGACTTCGCGGTTACGTTTGGGAAGACGAAGAAGAGCGTATTGCAGACGAGGCGCAAGCCAGCGACAACATCGGCGCTGCGTTACTCAGAGCGTTTGGGCAGGGGGAAGGATAACCATGCCAACAGCGACTGAACTTGCGATTGCGTTCAAGAAAGCCATTGATCGGCAGGACGCGGCGGCTCTCTCACGGCTCGTCAAGACGTACCGCGAATTGTACACGCGCTTATTGCCGAAGATGGACTCGCTGATTCTGGCAATGAGCAAGATGGACAAGCCGACCACAGGGCAGGTTCACAGGTTAGCGCAATACAAGTCGTTACTCAACTCGGTTGAGGAAGAACTGGCTAAGTATCAGGCGTATGTCGAGATTGAGATCCGTGCTGAAACAAGAGCGGCTGCGGAACTGGCAATCAAGCAGACAAACGCGTACCTTGCCAACTTCGGATTGGCGATGCCGCAGCGGATTAACACAGACGCGGTGCTCAATATGCTGGGTTACTTGCAGGAAGATTCACCGCTATGGAAGCGGTTGAGCCTTTACAGCGCGGACAACACAGCCAAACTGGCAGACGCGCTGACAGAAGGGGTTGCGTTTGGTTACAACCCTACCAAAGTCGCCAAGACATTTGAGCGCATTATGGGCGGTGGATTGACCGATGCAATGCGAATGACACGTACCTCAATGCTTCACACTTACCGAGATGCCTCTCACGCGCAATTCATAGCTAATCAGGACGTGGTGGACGGCTGGACATGGTGGAGCAGTAAAGACGCGTCAACTTGTCTGGCTTGCTTATCTCAACACGGCAAAGTGTTCCCAAATACGGAGCGGTTGAACGGACACTACAACTGCCGGTGTGTTGCAATCCCACACGTCAAGATCTGGAGCGAGCCAGAGCAGACCGGCGAAGAATGGTTCTCGACGCTATCAGAGGCGCAGCAGAAAGAGATGATGGGAGCGCAAACATGGGACGCCTGGAAGGGCGGCGCGTTCAACTTTTCAGATTTATCAGGACACAGGCACGATGACGTTTATGGCAACATGAATGCGCGTGTACCGTTATGGGAATTATTAGGCGCAGAGCCGCCAATTCGTAATAAATGAGCCGCGAGAGCGGAATTAATCGGAGGTAATCAAGATGACTAACGAAGACCCTAAAACCGAGATGGTTGATGTTGAGGTGCAGGACACCACGACTGAGGTTGACGAACAGCCTGAAGAATTTGACAAGGCGCGTGCGATGGATCTCATTCGCAAGCAGCGTGACGAATTGAAACAGGCAAAGAAAGCGGCAGCTGAATTAGAACGCTACAAGAAATTGGAAGAGGAACGCAAGCAGGCGGAAATGACAGAGTCAGAACGCTTGAAGGCAGAACTCGACAAGTTGCAGAGTGAACTAACAGCAAAGACCGTACGCACAATGCAAATTGAGGTGGCAGCAAAGTTAGGCTTGCCTGCCGCGTTATCTGACAGGCTGAAAGGCGAGACGCTGGAAGAAATGGAAGAGGACGCGAAGGCAATTCTCGAAGTGTTGCCCAAACAAAAAGCCGCACCGAATACAGGTGCAACGAATCCAGGTGAGCAAGCCTCGAAAGAGGAAACGCGTGCACAAAAGCTAACGCGGCTCACCGGCGGTGAAGTTGACATCTGGAAGGGCGGCGGAATCAACTGGGGTCCAGACAGCCCCTTGTAAGGAGTAATACATTATGGCTGCATCAACTTATGATGACATCAAAACTTTGGTCGCGAACGTTTACGAACTTGCGCTGCTTACCGCGCAGGAAGGCAACGTTATTGCGCCACTGGTAACAACTTTCGGCGACTATCAGGGGCTTGCACCCCGCGTCTTCGGCGAATACAGCGGCGGCACTTTTAGCGCCATCGCTGGCACTGTGGATATGACCGCTTCAACCTTCAGCGCAACCGCTGGGGGCACAATCACGCCTACAACCTATGGTCAGCAGATTAGCCTGACTATGAACCGCATTAAGAGCGATCCTGCTGGCGCACAACGTGACGCAGGTCGTTACTTGGGCGAAACCGCCGCTGCTCACATTGATACCAACCTTGCCGGTACATTGGCTGGCTTGACCGGCGGCACTGTCGGAACTGCTGGCGGCACTTTGACTTGGGCAAACATCTTCAACGCACAAGCTATTATGCGCGGGAACAAAATCTACGGTCGTTACTCGGTCGTGATCCACCCGATGCAATGGTACTACCTGACCAGTGCGTCAACTGGCGTGCCTACTCTCATGCAGAGCGAGGATTTGAAGAACCGCTTTATGAGCGGATTTTACCAAGCGTCGCTTGACAACATGGACTTCTTCGTTGACGCGAACATCGCAGCTGGTACTGCATCAATTGGTGCAATGTTCAGCAAGGAAGCCCTTGCTCTTGACATTCGTCAGGGGTTCACCATCAACCCGCAATGGGATGCCTCATTCGCCGGTGTCGGCGCATGGGAGCTCAACGCTTCGATGGTTTACGGCTACGGCGTATACCGACCTACCTACGGCGTACAGCTCGTGGGCAAAGCAACCTAGAAATTGACTTGATGGGCAAGGATAGAGCGTATACCTCGACAAACGGCATGCTCCACCGCTTCCTTGCCCTATCGGAGCGCAAGCTGGAGGCTTGAAAAAGACATGAGAATCAACTGGTTTAGCAATTCACCCGCAGCCTGCACTGGTTACGGCAATCAGACGAAAATCTTTACTCCGCGATTAGCGAAACTGCTTGACAAGGGGCTTTCGATTACAGCATTCTACGGCGTGCAAAGCGGTGTACTGAATATCAACGGAATCAAAGTATATCCGAGTTTCAAACACCCTTACGGACAGGACGTTATCGGTGCACACGCTGTTTGGGATCAGGCAGACGCGGTTATTACTCTGCTCGACATTTGGGTGGTGCAGTCTGAAAACATTCCGGTGCCCTGGTTCCCCTGGTTCCCGATCGATCATGAGCCTATTCCGGCTAACGTGCTGGCATCGGCAAGGAAGGCAACCAAAGGAATCGTCATGAGCAAGTTTGGTAAGCGCATGGCGGAGCAAGCAGGGCTGGATGTGTGGTACGTGCCTCACGCGGTTGATACCAAGATATTCAAGCCGTTAGACCGTGAAGAAGCACGCGATCATCTGGAATGGCCACAGGATAAATTCATCGTTGGAATGGTCGCAGCGAACAAGGGCAATCCTTCTCGCAAGGCATTCTACGAGCAGATAGCCGCATTTGCCGCTTTGCATCACGAACACCCCGACACGATGATGTATCTGCACACAGACGCAGGTTTGAACGGCGGTGACGTGGTGAACTTGCCGAAGTTTATTAAACGAATGGGTTTGAAACTTGGCGAGGACGTTGTGTTTTGCGACCCGTATCATTACGGACTTGGCTTCCCCGACGAGTATATGGTTGACGCTTACAACGGAATGGACGTATTGACGAATGTGGCATTGGGTGAAGGGTTTGGTATTCCGATTCTGGAAGCGCAGGCTTGCGGAACGCCGGTGATTGTTGGTGACTGGACTTCGATGAGCGAGTTGTGCTTTGCAGGCTGGAAGATTGACAAGGCAGAGGCGTTACCGGTCTATCACGATTACTTTGACGCGTTCCAATGGCAGGCGACCACAGCGGCAATCTACGACCGATTGGAACAAGCATACGCGGCGAAGGGTGATTACGATTTGCGCAATCAAGCAAGACGAG